CATACTAAAAGTTGCGGGGGCGATAGCAGTTGTTATGGTTGCCAATTCTGACCCTGTTACAATCCAATTGCACCCTATCGTATACATATCTGCCCTGATACGCTCTCTAGCCATCTCAAAGCTTTCACTTCTCCCAGAGTTCTCTCCGTCACCATCATTTAAACTGACGTTATACCCACCTACCTGTGGATTAGGTAGGGGAGTATTGCCTACCGTTAAAAGTGTTATAGCCATACTGCACTACCTCCTGTTGCTTTTTATTTGTTGCCCGTTTTGGTATCTCACCACTGCCCTACCTATTTCACGTTCGTCTATCATAACAGGGACTATTATATCCCCCGTATATCCACCAGCACCAGCAGGTGACATTTGATTAACCTGCATTATTTGCATTAACTTATTACCTATCATATCCTCTAGTTTACTTAGTGGGGCGATAACTTCTGGGTCAATTCTTGCGTTTTTATTATCGCCGACCATAGCTATTGTTGGTGCTGTCACAAGTCCACCACGTGCAAGTTTAGGTATGTTAGGTGCGTTTTCGGGTACAGTTAATTCCCAATCTTTCCCCAATGCGTCGCCGATTTTCTCAACGATACCTCCAACACCGTTGACAATACCTTGTATGCCCGCCCAGACAGCGTTTATCAAACCGTTAATAACATCAATCACAAGGTTAACAGCACCTTTAGCAATGCCCTCTAATGCATTCATAACGCCCTCGTAGATGTCCTTGATACCTTGCCAAGCTTTATCCCAATCGCCCGTAAATACACCAGTTAAAAAGTCTAGTATGCCTCTTAACGTCTGTAACAGCCCGCCAATAAAATCGGATATTATGCCCACAACAGTACTGACAACATCGCTGATGGTATTAAATGCGGCTTTAAAATACGGTGCCCATACGTCTATTAAATAGTTGATATACGGTCCTAAAACGTTGTTCCATAGTGCGAGCAAAAATTCGCCAACAGAGCCTATGAAGCGAACTATGTTGTCCCATAAACCCTTTAAATGATTATCCCATAATGCGTCAAACTTTTTACCAATATTATCTATGACAGGTTTAATTATTTTATCGTATATACTAGTCCAGATTTCACGCAAGCTTTCCTTGAAGTCTGCAAACCCTTGCAAAATGCTTGCCCCGCGCTCGTCCCATGTTGTCTTTATGCTGTCGAAAACATCTGTCGCTACTGTTTTTATTCGCTCAAGTGCAGGCTGTAAAATATCTGTTGTAAACTTGCTGATGTTAGTGCAGACAAACTGAAAGTCTAAAGCAAACTGGCTAAAAATAGTTGATAAATAACTGCTGAATATAGGGGCAAATGTAGTTGTAAATCCATTTACTATTGATGGGATAAAATCTGTCAAAGCGTATGTCACAAAAGGCTTAAATGTGCCCGTCCATGTTTTTCCAATAGCTTTGTTTACACTTTCAAAAGCGTCGGTTACTGGTTTTTTTAGCCTGCCAAATGCGTCTGCTATACTCTCTATGCTAGGTGCAAAAAGTTTTTTAAAGCTTGATGTGACTGATACGATAACTTTTTTAACAGTTTCAAATGCACTCTCGAATTTAGATGTATTAATCGACGGCATTTCCAGCTCGCTAAATTCCGGCATGGCTATGCCATCAAATGCGGTAGGGTTGCCGGCACTTCCGCCCCCGCCTGTCTCCGCCTCCCCATCTGTTTTAGCTGGTGTTAATACGTTAAGCTCGTCAAATCCCATTAAGTTTTTACGGATTTCTTTAGCAGATTTTGCGGTATCTTTAGCACTATCCGACATATCGCTAAAGCCACTCGCCCCTGACTGTATCGCCTCCGCTGATGACTCAACACCACCCGCCAAATCCCAACCTAACATATTGGATAGGGATTTGAGTGCTTGCGTTGCAAATACTATAATCTTTCCGAGTGCGTTAATAACAGGCTGTAATGCCTTTGTCACAAACATACCCGCATAGCTCGTTAAGTCTTTAAACGCCTGCCCTAATTGGGGTAAGCTCATACCGCTAATCTGCGACACGCTATCGCCGTACAGGCTTGTGGATTGTTCAAGTATCGCCAGCACTCTAATTTGTTGCTGTTCTTGATATGTTAAACTCTCCCACGGTCTAGTATCGGCGATTTTTTTAAATGCATTTGTGGTTTCAATCATAGCCACAGGAACGTTAATTCCTAAGTCCTCAATGGCTTCCGTATTGCCTAAAATACCACTGCGGATACGTTCATTGACGTCTTCTATTGTTCGCCCTGTTTTAGATGCTATAACAGCAGAGGCTTTCATCATGGCAATTGTAACTTTTGCGTTTTCTTCTGTATCTTTGGTTATGCCCTTAAATAAGTTACCGTAAGTCATGGCATACTGATATGCGGTAGTTTCTGACATGCCAAAGGCTCTGGCGGTATTGTTTGCAAAATACTCTATGTATTTATTGCTCTCTCTAAACAGCTCGTTAGTACGCTGTACAGAGTTGCGCAACCCAGCATATGCCTTCATTAATTTTACAGACGCAGCACTGATAGCTGTTATGGCTGCTGCAGCAGCAACGGCTTTGAGTTGAACTTCCGAAAATGCGGATTTCATGTTTTTAGTGCCTGACTGCACATTTTTTATACCCTTGTTAAATCCAGTTGTATCCGCACCAATATTCACCTGCAAATCTTTAAGAGCCATCTGCAAGCCTCCTCTCTGCCTCAGCTAATTTTTTGTTGAATTCATCTTTGCTTATCTTTGGAGCTGTGACTTTTTGGTTGTCTTTGAGGTATGTGGACAGCTTGCGGAGTTTACCCGCAAACGCTGCCCCCGTGAAGTTGGCTGTTTGCCAACTCTTAGCAATTTGTTCCTTGCTTTTTTCCTCTTGCATTTTGTTATACTCAGCCACGCAAGCATTAAACTCCCAAAGCTCCATATCCCACAATTCAGCGGGTTTTATGCCTATTCGGTAGGCTGTTCGGACAAGTTGTTCTCTGTCGAAACTGCTTTTATCGGGAGCCCTAGCATCTCCCTGAATGCGTTTTTTTGTTCTTCACCAACTGGAAACTTATCAATTTTCTTTTCGTTTTGTTCGTCGCTGCCACTAAACATTAATCTAGTTAGTAATTCCTGCACTGCGCTTTGTAAATCTGTGTAATCCCAGTTGTCCGTCAAGTCCTCTTTAAACTTTTTGACAAAATCTTTATCATCAGAGTTAACCGTTGCAATAGCGAGGATTGATAACAGCTCCGTTATTTCTGCTTTTTCTACATTACTAAATATATCCATCAAAGGCAGTTTAAACTTTTGTTCCAACTTGATTGATGTCCCTAACTTTGTCACTAGTTCGTAATCGTTCTCTCCTACTGTAATAAACATGTAAACATTTCCCCTTTAATTTTATTTTTTGGATATAAGAAAACCACCCTTTTCAGAGTGGTTTGTTATGTCGTTTTCTCTATTGATTGCCGTTCGGCGGGGTTGGCACTGTGAGTGTAACTGCCTTACTTCCAGCAAGGCTGATGGATATATTCGCTTTTCCGTCTGCTGCGTGCTCGATTGATAAGCTTTCAACGTAGCAGTCCCCAGCTAAAAAGGTATTTTCATCAAGATAAAAATTTGCTGTGACTTTTTCGCCATTTTCAAAAGCCTCAACTAAAGCTTTCTGCCCGCCATCTGTATCAAAATCTGCTGTACCGTCGGCACTTGCAGACCAGTCTTTAATGGATACTATCTTTTCTTTGTAGTCATTGCCAAAGCTAACTACTTCAATAATCTCTTTCGACAGTTCGACGTTCCAGCTTGCCATGTGGACAATGTCTTTTTCAGCTTCCTCGCCTTTTTTTATTGATATTTTGCCTGTAACACCTGAGTATAAAGCCATATTATAACCTCCTTATTGTGAAATTAATTGTGTATTCTTGCCTTTGTGGGTTTGCGTTATCATAGCCAATATCTAATATCGGTGTGGACTGAATAACGCTAATGTCTTTGTCATGGTAGCGATTTAGCTTGTTTGCCACTTGTTTAGCTAAATTGTAAGCCGTGGTGCTGTTATCTGCTCTGCATCGCACTTGCACGCCATCAATAAAATCAGTGCCCCCGAAATGGTGATTTGGAGGCACACCTGAATATTCAAATAAACCTACCACTGTATCAGGCTTATCGGGCATATATCCAAGCTTAACATTTGGTATATCAAGTACAGTTTTCAACTTATCAAGTATATTCATTTCAACACCTCGTCGGGGATATTTTTGATTTTATCGATATACTTCTTTTCGTTTTCTAAGAACGGCTGTTCTAGGAACTTCGCTTGCCCGCCTTTAGGGTGATTATACCCCAGTTCCTCGTGTTGCCTCAATGCGTATGGAAGCGAATAACCAACTGTTGCACTTGCTTTAGAACCATTAACCTTGCTTAAATCAGCGTTGCAATTGTTGCGCAAATCACCTGTATCAACGGGAGCAAGCTTCGCACTTTTGCCTTGCAAATCTAGCGCTATAGCTTTAACCGTATTCGCCGTGACTTTAGGATTACGTTTTAAAGCGTTTGCAAGTTGTTTATCAAGTGCTTTGCTGTCAAGCTCGATTTTAAACTTAACCATCAAACCACCGCCTTATATCCAATGGCCTCACCGTTTAAGCCGTACCAAGTCGATACCGCCATGATTACCTTGCCGTTAAGCATATCGCCCTCATTGACTGCTTGCGTGGTGTAATAGATATGTTGTGTCTGTATTGTTTGCCCTGTTGCAGTAACTACATTTTGTATTTTAGGTTGATGTCGACAGGGAAGCATTATCTGGGCTGCATATATTGGCTGTCCTCTATCATTTATACCAGTTTTACAGCGGTATACCGCTGTTTGATTGAGATAAGTATTTAGCATATTTCATAGCCTCCGTTTAAGTATGGGGCAATTAAATCAGCTACTTTTTTGCATAACAAAGGAACTGGCTTTTCGCCAACCCCTTTTCCGTAGCTTTCGGATAAATCGCCAATACTGAAACTCTCCACCCCTTGAGCCTGTAATTCTAGCCTTTGGGATTGATTAGCTTGTTTTGTATCATCAGATAGCCACAAAGCAAGTTCAGCCTGTGCTTGTTTAACACGCAAAGGAGCAACCTCATCGGTCTTACCGTATTGAAAAGGCAAGCGAGGGAATGCCATCGCCTGCCCTTTTGTAGCAGCTCTGCCCTGCCATTGTAGGTTTTCCAATTCAGCACAGGCATTAATTAAGAGGATTTCTTTGTCCTTTTCGGAGAGCTCTCCCCATCTCTTTCGGTCTTTGCTACTGCTTCTGTATCTACTGGCGATATATTCGTCTGCAAATTCTCTACTGACGTAGGTGTTTGTCCCGACTTCAAGCATTGTTTCGCACCTCAATTATGCTTTTT